CTTTTTTAATTTTTCTTATATTATTCACTAAAATCCACCACTTGATAAATCTATACTTAAATCCATCCAAGATAACAAATGCCAAACAGTAGCACTCTCACATACCCACATCGTTACATCGCCAGCATCTGTTCTTATATTTGCTGTACCCCCTTTTAATTCAGAACTGGTAACATCATATTCAGTTTGTCCCCCTGATATAATTATTATTATCTGTCCGCATACACCACCATCAAACTGGTCAATAGTGACTTGGTCTGAATGACTTTTAAAAATATTACCAGTCGAAACATCTGGAGAAGTATCCTCACTAGACATTGTTACAAAAGTTGATGAAGGACCATTTGCCGCAAAAGAACCAACAACTTCTAAATTAGCATCTGGACTTGTAGTATTAACACCAACCCTAGAAGAACTATTATCAAGATATAAAAGACCGGCAGAAAAATTAAATATAAAATCATCGGCTCCACTATTCCAAGACATATTACCCGTTGCCCCATCTAAATGAAGAGCACCCACAGAAGTACTGCCACCTGACATTGCCATAGTAATATCGCCAGTCCCACTTGGCTTAAGCATCAAATCTCCATTAGTATCAGTAACAGTAATAGTATTACCATCGATATTGATATTGTCTACATCCAAACTACTAGCAGTTATTTGACCAGTAGCTGTACTTGAAATAGTAGTATCTGTAGCTTCTTTAGTCCATGTAGTCATTAATAATCATAGGCTTTAATGTATCCGCCTCTCCTATATCTTGATTTTGAAAATTTCTTAGCTTCACGCAATCCTTTGTCATATTCTGCATCAAAGTAAGTTGCCCTATCTAACTGAAAGTTTCTCGGGTCCTTGTATCCAGAGGCAATCGCTTTATTAACAATAACATCATGATATTGCTCTGGTATTTCCAGAAGAGCATTCTCTGTTGCTGAAGTTAAATTAGTCCCGAGTGCATCCGGCCTTCTTATTGCATAAATTCTTAAACCATCAGCCAATGTTTCGCTTATCGAACTATAATCTGATGTAACCGTTTCTTTTGTGACTGCGTTAGTCCCTTTTTCAACGATACCAATACGATGCTTATCAGTATACCAATATCTTTGTTTAGCCATTATCCAGTCTCCGAGGTATCATCGTCTATCGGTGGTTTGCCAATAAGCTGAGGGATAAGAGTATCATTAAACCAGACACTCGTTATTTTTATAAGTTCGTCAGGAAGAGAATAATATCTCTGATTAGCAACTGTAGAAGTCAGGAAAGTTGACTCTATTATTTCAGTTTTAGCTGCAAAGTCAGCAAAGGCCCTGTCAAGAAGCTTTCGTATCTCTTTTTCACCAAGATGCTCATGATGTTGACGAACAAGTTCAACCATCTCAATCTGTTTCATTCAGCTTCTCCCTGTGTAAATGTTCCTGCTATCGTAAATCTTTGCATTTCGGCTCCATATTGCGTACTCAAACTAATAACTTGTTGACCTAACATTGTAGTTATTTCTGCATCCTCATCATCCTGTATAGAATCACTAATATAAGCCTGAAGCATTGTAATAGCAGTTCTTAATGCTATCGCATGGAGTAATTGAAAAGGAATACCCGCTGCATTCAGCTGATTATCTGTCCTCTCTTTTTGATTAGTAACAGGATAAGTAAAGTAATAAACCTTAGCAGTTTCACTCGCTGTCGGGACTGGATAGAGTTCAAGCGACGATGCACCTCCAGTTGTAGTATGACATGCTACTGGACTATAACTTGTAGCCTCATATACACTATCCGTATCCTTTGCTTGAGAAAACATAGGAATACCTACCATTTCACAATTCCTATCAACTCCATCACCATCTAATCTTGTAACAAGCAATATCTTCTTACCTTCCACGCTCGTCCATGTAGGAGTACCATTATCTAAAAGGATAGGTGTTACCGCATATTTCAACAGCAACTCGGGTGGCACACTATCTGCAACTTCAGCAATAGCTGCATTTAGCAGGTCAATCTCATGATTGTCATTTATTTTAGCAGCATAGTCTCCAATTAAATCAACTAGTCTAGCATCAAAAGTAGCAGCCATTATTACTTTTTACCCTTCTTGTTTTTTTGGTTATGTTCACGTCTAGTATCCGATTTAGCCTTACCATGATAAGGATTTCCTATACTACTCGTATAAACCATATTCTTTTTTTTATCCATAGTAGCTAGAGGAGGTATCGAGCCTCCCCTAGCTTTAATCCGTATATGACGCTATTACACCGTCAATTTAAGATTTATGATGGGTCGGGGCCTACACCGCCAACTGTCAATGCAGAAACATTTACACCAGACTTAAGCCCTGATACAAAAAAGTATCCTTGCCAAGTAGTGTTATCATCTGTTCCGTCATTCCATATTAACCTAAGCCAAGGAAAATACAAGTCAGTTAAATCAACTTCATACTGTTGAATTCCAGTTGAATCAGGTTCAACATCAGCATCTAATTCAGCTACTGCCAAAGCCCAATTCTTACCATCGTAAGAGCCTTGAATACCGAAATCAGAAGTGACATTTGCTCCAGCTGTTGTAGTATTAAAACCAACTGTTAACTTCCTATTAGCAGCCATTATTCCTGGAATCCCAGGACTCACAAGTGCTGCATCAGTATCCGCTGGGTCTATAATGTCAGTTCTTAAAACAGCTAAACCGCCTTCATCCCCGGCAAAAGGCCATGAACCATACACTGAAACATCGGTGATATAGTGTGTACCATCAGTAACAGTATTTTCACCTATCATTGATAATTGTGCCATTTCTATACCCCCTTACGCGAACTTAAGTACAGCATGGGTTTCTGGTAGACTAATCTCAAGACCTGATTCAGTTATGATTTGGTCTTGTCGTCCATCAATTCCCGGATTCTGTACATTGGTTTCAATGAAAGTATCACGACTTACTCCATTACCAGATAGCGGTCTGTATGCTACATTAGCCATATCAACTGCTACACAGTAATCTTCCCACGGTCCACGCAATAAGGGTTCTGCAACAAAATGCAAATCACCAAAAATGGTATTTACCTTAGTTACTGAATGCCCAAATTTGCCCGGTATGGTAGCTACATCCAGTCGATACTGGTCAGCACCAACTGAGTTATTCAAGAAAGAACCATTGCCAAGCTTATTCAGATAGGAAATAACTTTTCTTGAAGCTAACACGAGTTTACTCCCTGAATTTCCACTTTCCGGTGCAAAGAAATCTTCCATTGCATCCAAGAAAGCATCGTATCCAGACGAAGCATAACTCATATTATATACCTTACCATTAGCAGATGCATAAGGAACTATTCCATGAGAATATCTAGTAGGAGCACCACCACCTGAAGCTTCTCCAGCTGCAGTAATAATACCATCACCAAATAACATGGCTTGTTCAATATCCATCTTATGTTCCATGAGCTTGTCCTGCCATATTCTCTGATATTCGTTTTTTATACCACGATATTCAGTAGCCATGGAAGTACCTGAAAAGATATTCATGCCAGTTTTGAATATTTGACAATATCCTTCTCTGTCATACATCTTATCTTCCCAACCAAGCGGAGTATCCGTTCCCTCAGCCCATGCTGAACCGATAACCTGACCTTTATTTCCTACTCCAAACACAGTAGCGGTTGGGATTGTTGTCCCAACTGCAGTGAGTTTTTCACCGGAAATTTCAGTTCTGCCATCGGAAGTACGATGAGCAATATCAGTTCCATCGTGAGCACCTGATGCAGAACTATTAACTACTGTATCTTCCTCAACTTTGAAACGATAAACAACACCATCGTTTGCTTTTACAGCTAGTATACAACCGGGTACAATAAATGGACAGTGAGAACCACTGCTTATTTTACCATACTGGTCATATTTTGCTGTTACGATTAAATCTTCACCAGCATCTACTGCACCACCATGAGATTCTGCTCCTGTTAGTGTCAATGCTGTTGTGGAGATTTCAAAATTACGTCTTTGCCATTGATGTCGCTGCTCTAAGAACTTAAACACAGGGTCATTAGTCGATTTCTTAGCAACCTTGCTAAGATAAACAAAGAATGGAGATTGCTGTGGGGCTAACTCCGCTACTCTGTCACCAAAATTAAAGACTCTCCGTGTATTATCTAGGTCAGCTGTTCCGCTACCAGCGGCAGACGCAACGTTACTATATACTGTTGCCATTATAGTAACCTTCCTTTAATTACACTCAATCCTATCAACTGCTTTTACGCCTTCAAGGCAAGTGTCCCATACGGGTTTTAAAATGGATTCTTTGATTTATAATTACTCACCATTGAATCCATTATTCTGTCTTCTGCAGACCCTTGTCCCCCAGCACTCTGTCCAGAGACTATACCCATTGGACTGGCAACTTGCTGGGCCCGCTTAGTCTGTTCGAAAACAGCACTTCCCGTTCGCACGGGAGCGGGTGGTCCACCTTCGCCACCTTTTTCCATTTTGTACAATCTCCAAAGATTATCAATCGTTATTGATTCATCAGATGAGAACTTATCAACAAACTCCTTTATTTCATCATCAGAAGCATTATAACTCTTCTTAACATGATTTGCTACGGAATTTAATTG